ATGGACCTTGGTTATCGTATTCTTTTAATAAGTCTAATAATTTAATCATGGGTATAAATATTTATTTGCAATGTTCTAGTAATATTTGCTTGACTTGTTTAATATTATTGTTGATATCATTTTCCCAAAAACGTAATAATGTATAACCATTATTTTTAACCCATTTTTCTTTTTCTTTATCTCTTATTAAATTTTTCTTTTGAGATTCATATTTTGCTTCAAAATGTTTACTATCTGGATTACAATGCCAAAAATCTCCATCAATCTCTATAATAATATTATGTTTAGGAATATAGAAATCATAAAATGCTTTAATATCTTTGGCATAAAATTTAGTTGAGTACTTTATATCTAATAAATCTAATATATTAGCAAATAAATTTTCTAATTTTGATGTATAATATTTTTTATTTCCTATATCTCCACTTTCCCATTTTTTATTTTGAATATCTCTCATTTTCTCCTTAGTAGATTGACTGTGTTTTCTACCAACGCCAAACCCTTCAGGTTTAGGTTTAGGTACTCCTTTAGATCCTTTGGATATTTTTTTACCTAATTCAACACTATCTCTATTTTTAATAGCTTTTTTAATATAATCATATTCTCCAGAAGCAAATTTAGCTTTACGTGTTTTAATAATAGCATCCACACGTTTTTTAGATTTAGGATCACCAAAGTGTCCTTTAACTCGGGATTGATGTCCATGTATCCATTTACAAAAATCTTTTAATTTAGCTTCATAACGTGTTTGTTGATTACATCCACATAAACATGTTGGATGGATATTATTATATTTTTCCTTTATTATTTTATCTTTTTTAAGCATAAAAAAACCTCCTATATACCAATAAATATATAGAAGGTTTAAAAAATGTGCCTTGGGTTGCTGTTTTTTTAACTAGTAGTTTAAGACACAATAATCCATAGCGATAGTAAGACTTAATGAAATAGCTGATTCACCACTTGACCAATCGTACTCACCAAAGTTTGCAGTTTTAATAAATGCACCTTTAATAATCCATTCACCTACTACATCACCAACTGGGCCTAAGATGTTTAAAGTTAAATCTTTCTTATAAAAATCTGAATAACCATCACGGCCTGTTACTGATTCGTGAGCTAAACGAGCCCATTCCATTACTGCTTGCGCACCTGATGGAGTGATTGGATCGTATAATTCTAAAGTCATATCAGCCCATCTTACTTTACCTTTAATTTTGCGGTATACGTTGATATGATCTAATATGATTTCGTTTGCTTCGAATCCTGGAGCACTTGCTTTTTTAATCAAGTATGCAGGGATACCATCAATATACATTATAAAGCGATTGGCTACTTTTGGCTCAAAAGCTGTGAACATTATTTCGTTTGCGTCTAATACTGGCATTTTATCTTTATTTTAATTATTGTTATTAATAAATATAAACTTTTTTAATCCTTATGCTGGGAATTGAGCTCCAGTTGGAAGAATGTTATAGTTTAATATAATAAATTCAGCTGTTTTAGTTGGTTGAATATAAATTGTACCTACTAATTGATTTCTATCAATTACATCTGGGGTGTTGTTGCTATCATCCATTACTACTTTAAATGCAAACAAACCTTGACGTTGTACTACTGATTCTAAGTATGGATTAACTTGTGATAAGAAACGATTTCTTGTTACAGCTGTATTTTGTTCAAACACTAATGTACGAGCTACGTTTCCAATAAATCCTTTTAATGCAATTAATAAACGACGTACGTTTACTCTATCTAATGAAGTAGCTTTACGTTGTAATGTTTTCTGACCAAATGCTACAACACCATTACCTGGGAATGTTGCTAATGGGTTAACATTTGCTAAATATAATGTATCACGATCTGATTGTTGTAATCTGCGTTCTGCTCTTATTACTGATGGAATACCACCACGATTTAAACCAGCTGGAGCAAACCATTCAGCACCTACTTGATCATTAAATGCGTAAACACCACCCATTACTACTGAAGGTGGAGCCCATACTATTTTACCTAAATTTGTACTAAATAATTGAACCCATGGATAATAAGTAGCACCATAATTACTTGATTGACCAGAAGCGTTTGTAGTAGCTTGAACAATTGAAGTACCATATATTCCATTATCTACAATTGCAATAGCATCACCTCTTGATTCAACACATGAAATTGCATTGTCAGCAGCTGAACCATCTAAACCAACACCAGGAGCTAATAATACGTTAAATTGATATTCGTCTTGATTTGCTAATAAAGTAAATGCAGATAAATAATCAGCAGCAGCAAATCCTTGAATATTACCTGTTGGACCTACAGCATATGAAGTACCTGTACCTATAGTTTCCTCCATTTGTTGTTGAGCATTTGTTGCTGCTACACCACCATTAAATGAACCACCAAATGAACCACTACCTAATTGAGGTAAACTTGAGCTATATGATCCTGATTTATAGAATCCATTATTATCAATTGAATCAGCGTTTGGAGTTGTTACAGATGCAATTCTTACATATTGAGATGCATTTGAAAAAGAACCTGTAAAATTTACAAATCCATTAGTTGCATCATATACTGGTTTTGAATCACCAATTACACGAGCAACATAATTTGTTGTTTGTGGATCTAATGATAAATTAGACCATGTTTCTAAAATATTTTTCTGAGCATCATTATCATCACCACGGCGAATTGTTAAAGTAAATACACCGGATCCTGTATTAACATTTGTAATTTCATAGCGAACATTATCTATTGTACCATTTGCTAGAGCACCTGCAGATAAACTTGAGGTGTTGTTCATTTGTGAACCCCATGCTAAAGTTTCTAGGGTAAATGAAGCACTTGTACTTAAAGCAGGTACGTTTGCTGTTGCATATGTACTTAAATTACTAGAACCACTAATAATTCTAGTTACTAATAAAGTTTGACCTCCATTTTGAAAGTAATCTTTAGCTGCTAATGAGGTAAAGTATTCATAATAATATGAACCACTTTTAAATGTTTCACCAAAAATAGATTGAAACTCACTAAATGAGGTAACATAAGTAGGAACCATTGGACGACCTTTTACGGTTGGACCTACAATAGCGGCACCTACAATTTGAGGACCTTGGGTATATGTACTTTGATCCGATTCATTCTGGAATACTCCAGGGGAAATTACTACTTCTGCCATTTTGTATAATTAATTTGTTATTGTTATTATTAAATAGAATTTATCTAGTGATAAATATCTGAAAAAATATATAAAACGCAAAAATATATTAAAGTGGGGTAATTTCTCCAGTCTCTAAATCAATATTTCCAGCTCCGTATTTTTCTTGTAAAGAATCTACTAATTCTTTTTCTTTATCTCCGACTTTATTTAAATCACTTAAAACATTATTTTTTTCAGTTTCTAATGATTTAATTTGAGCAGTCAATAATTGTAATTGTGCTTCAACACTACCTAATTCAAATATATTTTTATTATATTGAGATTGTAATTGTTTGATTGCATCAATTTCTTCTTGTGTTAATTTTAAATTTTCCATTTATCTAAGGGGCATGAATTAATAGGTGAATAGATTTTTTTAGATAATGGGCAGTTGCATACGCTACAATATTCAAATTTTAAATGATCATTATAGGCTTTACTTGTACAATCATCACAGATTTTAGAACGATATATTGCTCTACGTTCTTCTTCTGGAGATGGATTAGCTGCTATTATCCAAGCTTTAGCTATTTCTACTAATTTGTTCAAAACTTGGGTTAATTATTATTTTTTAGTTGGTTTTTTACCTTTTCTTTTTTTACCTTTAGCAGCATCAACAACATCTTTTGATTGTTCTACAGCTTCTTTAACTGCTTCTACAACATCAGCAATTTCTTCAGATACTCGTTCAGCACGAAATTTAGTTTCTTCAACTACTTCTTTTACTTTTTTTACTTTTTCGTCAATAACATCAGGGATATTATTTCCGTCTTTGTCTTCGATTTTTCCTGCTTTAATAAAGAAAAAAATTGTACCTACTACTAATAATAGGGCGATAATAAAAATTGTCATAATTTTACTTTTTAGTTTTTGATTTTTGTTTTTTTATTTTAGTTTTTGTTTGTTCAAATAGTTCATAATTTTCTACAGGTAATCTATCTTCTTCTTTTTCAGAATATGAAAAATATTTTAATAAATAAGAAATAATTAAAGTAATTGCTGAGATGAAGAAAATTATTAATAATAGTGTTATCATAAGATTTAGTTAAATTATCTGTTGTATATAAATATATATACTTTTTAGGAGACAACCAAATTTTTTTAAACTTATTCTTCTACTTCATTAGTAGTTTCAGAAGGAGTTTCATTTGATTCTTCTTCTACTTGCTCAGTAGTTTCAGAAGGTGTTTCATCAGCAACTACTTCTTCTATTATTGGAGGTACTTCTATTAATTCATTAGTTTGAAAAGGTAGATCTACTGGTGTTTCTTCAGGTAATGCTAGTCTTGATAATTCATTTTGTAGTTCTTTTTTAAGGTTATCAATACTAAATTGTGTTTTAATCCAGCTAATTATATTATTTATAGTTAAATCACTATACTGAATGAAATTTTCAGTTTCAGGATTAGAAAATTCACTATAAGAGCTTACAGATGTTGTTTTATTTGTATCTGTATCGGTGCAGGTAAAAGTCCATGCAACTGTTTTTACAATATTATTTAATCCATTGTAGTTTGAATAACATTTAATGTTATCGATTGTCCATTTGTATTCTAATGCCATAGTTTTATGTTTTTATATAAATATTAATTAAATAAGTGAATATTTTCACTTACCCACTTTCTAGCAGATATTACATATCTATTTGATTGGTAGGTTTCCTGTGTTCTATTAATTTTAATATTAATAGGTTGATTATTTACAGTTGTTGTCATGTAAATTTCTCCATCAATATTAAATAATTCATGTAAAGTTATTACAGTATCATTACCTATATCCCAGGTATGTCCTACTGTTAATGTTTTTTCTTCTACGATTGCTGTTGTTAATATTTCCATATGTTTTTATTTTATAGTATTTTTAACCTGATGATCCTTCAAAATAATAAGTATTACCTGCCGAAGTAGCTATTTCTCCTGTATTCGCAACTGATGAATCACCGCTATAATTTGCTATAAACACATCATTTATATAATAACCAATATTAGCACCAGTATCATCAAAGTTAATAACATTAGCTGATATAGTTTGAGATGCAGGAGATAATTCAACTGTAGTTAATCCTGTAGTTGAGTTAAGATTTAATGGCTGATTAGAATTAAAATATACAGCCATTGATGAATTAGTAGCAAATTTTGCAAATGAATATTGTATATAAGAAGGAATTGCAGGTGATACTGTAATCGAATTCCTAAAAGCAAATGGAGCAAATATCATATTATACTAAGTTTTTAACATTAGCTACATACAAATTCGTTGCATCATAACTTATTAAAGTAATTATATCTTTAGAACCACTTATACCGGTTGGAGTATATGCGGAACCACTTGGCTGTCTAAATATTGTTGAATTAAATGATGCTGAATTGTTTGTTGCATTAGTTGTCAATAATATGTTTACAGTTTGTCCTGGTTTAACGTTTGTTGCTGTAAAGTGAGTAGAGCCTGATAGAGTTAATGTAAAGAAATTTCCTAGATTTAGATCTATAGATGCTGTATTTGAAGAAATAGTTAATACTGAAACATTTCCTTGTATAGAGCCTGTTAAAATTTGGTTTATATTTAATGCATAAGATGATGTTACTACAAAAGAAGCAGTACCATTAAGATTTTTTACATTAAGTGTTCTTCCTTGAGGTTCATAACTGAAATCACTTCCTGTTACAGCTAATTGTTGTGAGCCTGTTCCTGCACCACTAGACCCGGCAAATATAATAGCATATTGACCTGCTCCAGGATTTTGAATTACATCTACTTTAGAGGAAGTTGTAGCATATGATGCAGTACCAAATAATGATCCTGTTATACCTGATGTTACATTTAATGAACCTGTAATAATAACACTTCCTGAAATATCAAGTGTTGCGTTTAAGGAACCTGATTTTTGAATACCTACTCTACTTCCTGTTATAGTTAAATTAGGAGTACCTGCAGAGTTTGCAAATAAATGAAGGGATTGTGATAGTACTGTTGATTGGTAAAAGGCTGTATTATTTCCTATAAATAAATCACCTCCGGTGTTATAAACATATGAATCATTTCCTCTACCAAATGAGTAACCTGAAGCTATACCACTACTATTAATACCCATATTAATATGGTTTATTATAGCGCTTCCACTATTATTGTAAACAGCTATATCGGATGATGCTGATACTCCGTTGTTACTATTTCTTACAGAAAATTCAACAAATCCGTTATTATTTCCTGTAAATTGACCTAAAGTTGATGCACTAACACTAGAAGTTACTATTAAGGATCCTGAGATTAATACACTACCTGAAACATCTAAATGGAATCCTGTTGCAATTGTAGATTTACCTAAACCTAATGAACCTGAAGCAGCATTTGCTACTAATCTATTAACATTTATTTGAGGGTTTCTATTTCCTGCACCTGTTGGTACATATACTAAATATCTAATAGCATCTGTTGTATTACTAGCAGCTGTTATAGTTGTTGCAACGGTTGCAGTGGTTGCAGTAGTAGCAGTAGTTGCAGTAGTTGCAAGAGTTGCTAATGATGCTGTTCCTATTAAAGAAGGGGCTGTAACAGAAGGTGCTACAATAGAAACACTAGATGAGACTTGAGAAGAATTTATTTGAAATAAAGTAGTTCCTATTGGTACAGGAAAAGATCCTGATACTACTGATCCAG